AGAGAGCCTTTAAAAGAATGGGTGGCATTTTATTGGATGGCGGTAGCAATAGGACATATTCTTGAATGGATAGTGAAGCATGGCAAAGAATTTAGGGATAGTTAGACCTATACTGACAGCACGGTGTAAATGCTGTGGCAGGCTGTACGCACGGCAACACCCGAAAGACACACAACAATACTGTGAAAGGTGCAGAGATGGGAACAAATACAATTATGTGGGCACTGCTGATAATAGTGGCATTGGTAATAGCAACAAAGGATGGTGAGTTATGAGTGTGAGCCTTTACGCATATGAAGCATGGAAGTGCGATGGGGAATACTGCTGTGGTGACTGCGATCACTGCTATAAAGCAAAGATAGAGCAAGACGGATGGGTGACATGGAATGACATATCTAACACACAGAAAGATGTACCTGCAGTACATACAGGCACAGGAAACAGTACAAAACATACTCGATGAGCAGACGGTGCTGTTCCAGCTTACACAGCCGAAATCCAGCGTTACAGACGCTGAACGGGTGAGTGGCGGTAGTAATACACCTAAAGCAGAAGGGTACGTTATAGGCATGGAAGAAGCGCACATAAAGGAACGGCTTGCAGTAGCTAAAGACTTGATGTATGAAAGGCAGGCGCTACTGCAGGCAAAGGAAACGGAACTGCGCAGATCACACAATATCTATGATGCTGTATACCTTGCAAAGTGGGTAGACGGGTACAAGGCAGACAAAATGCTGGCAGTGCTCAAGACCCGTGGGTTTTACTACAGCCGTTCGCAGGTTTACAACATCATGAAGAGGATAAGTAAGCAGATAGAGCGTGAATTATAGTACGCTGGCGGTTAAGTTAAAGTTAAAGGAGTATAGAAATGAACAGTAGAACAAAAGGGGCAAACGGTGAGCGCGAACTGGCGCAGTTACTGCGCAATCAAGGACATATGGATGCCCGCAGGGGACAGCAGTACAGCGGGCTGAACGGCGATGCTGATGTGGTAGGCCTGCAGGGCGTGCACATTGAGTGCAAGCGGGTGGAGCGCTTTACAGATGAGCCTGCATTAAAACAAGCAGAGCGTGACGCAAGGGCTGGCGAGGTGCCAGTGGTAATATACAGGCGCAATAAGGAACGCTGGAAAGTGGTATTAAGGCAAGACATAGCGGACTTGATATGGCAGGTGTTGACTGCAGATCAAAAGCAGTACATATATGATAATTTAAAACTTCGGACAAAATTAGACAAATAACCTGCTAAAATGTAAGTGTCATTCATTGAACTTGCACATAATCAAAGAACGCTCCTTTCGGGAAAAGGCTGGTGCTACAGTGCATCGGCCTTTTTCTGTGGGCAACTGGAAGTATCACGTAAACAACAATCCCGATGATTGTTGCAACTTAAGGAGGACAATTTGAATATCGTAGACAAAAGGCTGGACGAACTACAGCCCTATGACAACAACCCGCGCAAGAATGACGGTGCTGTGCCGTATGTAGCAGAAAGCATAAGGCGCTACGGCTTCAAGGTGCCTATAGTCATAGACAAGGACGGCGTGATTGTAGCAGGCCATACAAGATACCTCGCCAGTATAGAGCTGGGGCTGGAAACAGTTCCGTGCATTGTTGCTGACGATCTAACGGACGAGCAGGTGCGCGAGTTTAGGCTGGTAGACAACAAGGTGTCCGAATATGCTACATGGGACTACGATATGCTGGAACTGGAACTTGAGAATCTCGATTTTGATTATGACGAGTTCGGGTTTACCTTGCCCGATGATGAAGAAGTAAACCCGTATGACAACAGCGGTGATGTAGGCTCACTGCAGAGGGACTTCATAGCACCGCCGTTCAGCATATTGGACGGCAGACAAGGCTACTGGCTTGACAGGAAACGCTGGTGGAAAGAACAGATCAACGACAAGGCGCAGGCAAGGGACGTAAAAGCAATAAGCTACAACTTCAAAAGGGGGGGTGGCGCATCAATCCTTGACCCTGCTCTATCTGAAATAATACTGCAGTGGTTCACCCCGCATGCAGGCGCAAAGGTATTTGATAACTTCGCTGGCGATACAGTTTTCGGCTATGTGGCAGGCAGTTTAGGCCACAGCTTTACGGGCATAGAACTGCGCAAGGAGCAGGCAGACTTTAACAACGAGCGCACTATGGAGCTGGATGCGCACTATATATGCGATGATGGGCGCAACGTAGACAAGCACTTGCAGGCAGGGTCGCAGGATTTATATTTTAGCTGTCCACCGTACTTCGACCTTGAGGTTTACAGCGAGGATCCAAACGATGCCAGCAATCAAGATAGCTACGAAGACTTCTACGCAATACTGGATGAAGCCTTTACAAAGGCCATCGGGTGCTTAAAAGAGGACAGGTTCGCTGTTGTGGTAGTGGGCAACATAAGGGATAAAAAGACAGGTGGCTACTATGACCTTATGGGTGATGTAGTAAGGACATTTACGCGCAACGGCATGCACTTCTACAATGACATGGTTCTGATAGACCCTGTAGGCAGTGCAGGCATAAGGGCACGCAACAGCATGGACAGCCGTAAGGTAGTAAAGGTGCATCAGAATGTGCTGGTGTTCTATAAAGGCGACCAAAAGCATATTAAGGACTTGTTTCCACGCATAGAGGTGCGGATAGATGATAGCGAAGATGAACAAGTGGAGTGGCTGGATAACTGAAACTGACCCCGCCACACTGGACAATACATATAAGACAAGGCTGTTAACTGCAGGCTTCAAAATACTAAAAGAGTGCGAGCATCACTTTCAGCCGTATGGATATACAAAGCTGTACCTGTTGGCAGAAAGCCACTTCGCAATACACACATTCCCCGAAGAGGGCAAGACCTACATAGAGCTGTCAAGCTGTGTGGACGAGCCTTTTAACAGGTTTATGAGCTATGAACAGGCAACAACTGATACAGGAAATAAACAGGGTGGAAACAGCCCTGCATAACACAACAAGCAGAAAGCTACAGCATGACTACGGCAGATACCTTAAACGGCTACGCAGTCAGCTACGCAATTATGATAGGAGCATGAGCAAATGGCAGGCACAGACAACTTGAAGCCTTTTACCAGCGATCAAAGCCATGCTGAAGCCGTGGCAAATGGCGCTAAAGGCGGTATAGCAAGCGGTGAAGCCCGCAGGCGTAAACGGGACATAAGGCTGGCGCTGGAAGCCCTACTGGAAAAGGACATACAGGACAAGCACGGCAACACAATGTCAACGGCTGAAGCTATAGCGCTAAAGCAGATAGAAAAAGCACTAAAGGGCGACACTAAAGCCTTTGAGGTAGTACGTGATACTGCAGGGCAGAAACCTATGGACAAGGTAGAAGTAACTGGCCTTGATGCTGAAAAGGCAAAGCTGGACGAACTGCTAAAGCAAAGGAAAGAGCGCAATGCTGGTAAGCAGTAAATACAATGACTTTTTGGACACCTACGCAAAAGTGGAGTTTCTTGAGGGCACAACAAGTGCAGGCAAGACCACAGTAGGTGTCTTTAAGTTTATGCTGGATGTAGCTGAAAGCAAGCAGTCACAGCACATACTGGCAGGCCTTGATACGGGCACAATAGAAAAGAATATCATCAGCAAGCCCTACGGGATCATAGACGAATGGGGCGACCTTGTAGAGTATAAGGGCGGGGGCACCAGCTTGGAAAAGCTACCGCACCTACTGTTTTATACAAACAATGGCACAAAGAAGATATACGTGCTGGGCTACGATGATAAGGCACGCTGGAAAAAGGCGCTGGGGAACCAGTACGGCGTGCTGTATATAGACGAGATAAACATAGCAAATATGGAGTTTGTGCGGGAATCAATGATGCGGTGCGACAAGGTTATAGCAACGCTGAACCCCGATGACCCTGCGCTCCCTATATACAAGGAGTACATAAACCACAGCAGGCCACTGCCACAGTATGCGCAAGATGTGCCCGCTGACATACTCAAGGAACTGAACGAGCCAGCGAAAGAGGGCTGGGTGCACTGGTTTTTCGGGTTTAAGGATAACATCGCATTAACACCCGAAAAGATACAGACCATTATAGACAACGTACCTGCAGGCACAAAGCTGTACAAGAACAAGATACAAGGCATAAGGTGCAGGGCAACAGGGCTTGTATTTGGCAATTTTAGCGCCGAAAACACAATAAGCGCAAAGGTGTTAAAGGAAAAGCAAAAGGCTGGCGACATCCAATTTAAACGGCTTGTGCTGGGTGTAGATACATCCTACAGTAGCAAGTCACCCGACACCATAGCTATGGAGCTGTGCGGTATAACCACAGACGGCGACCTTTACACGCTGGAAGAGCGAACCTTTAACAACGCGGAAAGGAACCAGCCACTGGCACCGAGCGATGTGGTACGGGAGATAGTAGCGTTCGCTGACTTTTGCCGTGTGGCATGGGGCGACTTTCGCAACATCTTTATAGACAGCGCAGATCAAGCAACAATAACGGAGTGTCTAAAGTATAAGCGTGAGAACGGCTGTATATACCTGTTCACACCTGCATACAAGGACATGAAGATAATCGACAGGATCAATTTACAACTGGGCTGGATAGCAAAGCACCAGTACACCGTAGTAGACACATGCAGTGAACACATACGGGAAATGGGTGTTTATAGCTGGCAAGAGGACAAAGATATTCCCGAGGACGGCAACGACCACACTATTAACGCTGTGCAGTACGCATGGCTACCTTTCGTCAGTGATATTGGATAGGAGTAACAATGGGATTCATGGACAACGTGAGAAAAAGGATGCAGAGCTGGCTACAGATCAACCCGCCAATAGCAATGCTCATAAACCTGCAAGAGGTGCTGGACTTTGAGGGCAACGCTATAAAAAACCGCATATGGTACAGGGGCGACCCGAACGAGATAGAGCAGTTGTACTGGCAGATACCAAAACACGCATCAAGCACTATGTATAACATGTTTTGGGCATCGCGTGCTACTGCAGGCATGGAGATGCGCAAGATACACACAGGCCTGCCCGCAACTATGGTAGACCTGCTGGCTGGGATCATATCAAGCAACATCAATGACATAACGTTTACAAAGTCAATGCCAGTAGGCGAGCTGTGGGAAGAGATAGACAAAGAAAACCACATCAAAAAGCTGGTTGAAAAGGCCGTTAAAGAGGTGCTGGTGGTAGGCGATGGCGCGTTTAAGCTGTCTGTAGACCCCGAGATAAGCGACAAGCCTATTATTGAATTTTGGGGCGGTGACCGCATTGACTTTAAATGCAAGCGCGGACGCATACAGGAAGTGATATTCAAGTCTTACTACCAAACAGGTGGAGAGACATACGAACTTAAAGAGCACTATGGGCACGGCTATGTAGACTATGAGCTGTTCCGTGGCGATGAGCCTATCGACATGAGCGTGGACGAACAGTTTGACGGGCTGGTGCGTACTGAATGGGACAGCGACGATATGATGGCTATACCTGTTATGTTCTACGCCAGCAACAAGTGGGAAAACCGCGGGCAGTCAATATATGACCGTAAGATAGATGCCTTTGACAGCTTTGATGAAGCATACAGCCAGTGGATTGACGCATTAAGGGCAGGCAGAACAAAAGAGTACATCCCCGAAAACCTGCTACCACGCGACCCGCACAGTGGCAAGGTGCTGGCGCCGAACCCGTTTGACAACAGGTACATCCGTACTGATGCGGATATGAAAGAGCGTGCAGACAACAAGATCGTCACTGAATCGGGTGAGATAAGGCACGAATCATACATGGCAACATACGCCACTGCATTAGACCTGTGCCTGCAGGGCATACTTTCCCCGTCTACGCTGGGCGTGGATGTTAAAAAGCTGGACAACGCTGAAGCGCAAAGGGAAAAGGAAAAGGTAACGCTGTACACCCGCGATGCAATCATTGAAGCATTACAGCCGTGCCTTGAGCAGTTGGTAGAGGAAACAATAACAGTCTACTACCGCACAAGGCTGGAAGAGGTGCCCGACTATGAATGCACTGTATCTTTCCAAGACTATGCAAACCCGTCATTTGAATCACAGATAGAAACTATAGGCAAAGGCCGTGCACAGGGCATACTGTCCATTGAGGCCTGCGTACAGGAGCTGTATGGCGATGATAAGGACGATGCGTGGAAAGAAGAAGAGATAGCAAGGCTAAAGGCTGAGCAGGGCATAGTAAGCATGGAAGAGCCAGCGATCAATGCAGAGGTGGTATGGAATGATTATAAAAATAGCGAACAACTGCTACCAAATGCCACGCAAGCAGGCAATGGGGCTTCTTGATATAGCATCTGAAAAGGTGCCATGTGGTATATACGGCCTTGAGCACATAGGCAAGGGGTACATAGAACTAATGAACCAGCCTATGAAGCCTGCGCAGATCGAAGCAATGCGCAAGGAGTACGGAAAGGCAGGTATAAAGGTATATGCCAACACCTAACGAGTACGATATAAGCAGGGCGTTCAAGCGCATAGAGAACGACCTTATGGAAAGCATGGTGCGCAACTTAAAGCGCCACAGGGCTGAAGAGGACGAGCTGGGCATACACTGGGAACAGTGGCAGGCCTTGCAACTAAAGGAACTTGAACGCTACCGCTATGAGAACGCGGAAAAGTTTACGGATGACTTTACTGATATTGACAGCAGGGTCATGGAACTGTTCTATGATACCTACAACAAGGCGCAAACAGATGAAGAAGCCAAAATACTGGACAAGATCATACAGGACGAGTACTCACCCGTACAGGTAAAGGACACAACGTTCTTCAACCTAAATGACGATAAGCTGAACATACTGATAGAGCGCACACAGGCTGACTTTTCAAGGGCTGAATATGCGGTGCTACGCAGGGCTGATGATGCTTACAGGAAAGTAATATTTGACGCGCAGGTGTATGCGAATGTAACAAATGACTACAACAAGGCCGTAGACATGGCAACGCATGACTTTATAAAAAACGGCCTGCAGTCAATAGAGTATAAGAACGGCTCACGGCACAACATAAGCGACTACGCAAGCATGGCAATACGCACGGGCAATAAGCGTGCATACCTTATGGGCACAGGCAACGCGCATGACAAGTACGGCATACACACTGTAAGAGTAAACCGTAGGACGCAGGCCTGCCCGCTGTGTGTGGGCTATTTAGGGCGTGTGCTGGTAGACGATGTATACGGCGGTGGAACTGCGCAAGAAGCATCACAGCTTGGCGTGCCTACGCTATCTAGTGCCATGCAGGCAGGGTTCTTACACCCGAATTGCAAAGATATATATTCGATGTATGTCGAAGGGATCTCACAGCCAGCAAAGCCGTGGACACAGGAAGAGATAGATGAAATCGTAGGCGAATACAACCAAGAACAAGCCTTGAAGCACGCACAGGACATGGCAGACAGCTATACAAGGCTTGCCAAGTACGCACTATCGCCCGATAACGCACAGAAATACCAAGCACGGGCAGATAACTGGCAGACAAGGGTAGATGAGTTGCAAGACCCGATACAACCACCTACCGCAGATGGCTTCACAGACGCAGAAAAGAGTGCGCTTGAAGAATATGTGTCGGGTGATGGTATGTGGATCAACCAATACTTGCGAGGTAATGGAGACTTTGGCGAATTGACCGAATTTGAACAGCAATACCTTGATGACCTAACAAGCGCAACAAGCAAGCCACTTGAAGCATACGACAAGCTTTACAGGTCAGTAGATGCAAGTGTTATATTCAGCGATCTAACTGAAGAAGAAGTGACGCAGATGATGCAACACCTGCGGTATGGAGATAGTGCTTATGACAAAGGCACATATTCGCAAGGCATCAAGAAGCGTATGGAACGTGCGCTTAACGATGTAAAGGGCAAGACAATCACTGAAAAGGGATTTATGTCTACCACTGTTGACAAGACGGTAGCAGAGCAATTTGGCGATTTCACAGGAGCAGAAAACCCTATCGTCATCGAACTGGATACAAAGGGCAAACAGCTTAAGGGTGCTAATCTTGACTTTCTTGACATAGAGGATGACCCACAAAGGGAAAGATTGCTTGCAAGGAACACACGCTACAAGATAAAGGATATAGGCATTGCTACAGATGCCGATGGCGTGAAGTACATCAAGGTCAATGCCGAATTGATAGATCAAGCTGAAGATGTCGCTTCACAGGCGACACGACCTGCATCGGCTGATGTTATTATAGAGGAAGTAGCAGAGACAAAGGATGAGTTTGCACCTGCAAAGACCATAAAGAAAGCAGAAGAATATGCAATGTCGCTTGGTCTTGAAGCTTCTTATAAGGGCGTAGAACTTGAGATGGCAAACGCAATGAATGAATCATTCAAGCGCGGTTTAGAGTTCTGTCCAAGCATTAAAGATCGTATGCGGATGGTAGGAAGTGGTCAAGAGCGTAATAAGGTATTCAAGCAAGCCCTTACAGACTACTATCTTAACAACAGCACAAGCCTACAGAACGCAAGGGCATTAGGATATAGCGACAAGCAGATAGAAAGCCTTGCAAAGAAGTGGGCGAGCAAGTCGGTCGGCAAAGTAGGTAGCAATGTTCTTGCGTTTGCAAGCGACACCACGATCACTGGCATAGAAGAGATCAAGCGATTCAGCGGTATCTTTGTAAACAACAAATACGCAGATTATGCGCTGATGACGAAAGAAGCAGAAAAAAGCGTAAAGGCAAAGTTCCATCCTGTTGGTACAAATAGCGTAAAAGCCACATTTGACCACGAAGTGGGACATCAACTTGATTATGCTTTGGGGTTGAACAAACATCCAGATATAGTAAAATTATATAGGAGTATGAGTAAGGCAGAAATCAAAGAAAATCTGTCAGATTACGCTAATACCAATATCAAAGAATTTATAGCAGAAGCGTATAGCGAATACCTCAACAACCCACAGCCAAGAGATATTGCAAAGCAGATTGGTGAAATCATAGAAAGGCTTGCTGATGAACAGAGATGAATTTATAGCAAAGGCAATGGAATACGGATATGATGAAGATGGCATCAAAGGTTTGCTTGAGTCATATGATGAAATGAAAGCACTTAATGCTAATGTTTCATATTCCGATATTGTGCTGATTGAACAAGCTGTTTATTAATGAGTTAATCGGCTTTCAGCTAATGACATTACAAAGGGAGCAGAAACGCTCCCTTTTGTTATGGGTTTTTACAGAGCGTACAAATGTAGTGCAAGTCTACGGAATCCACCGAATGTGCAGACAGCACGTAAAAAACTGTTACTGGTGCAGACAGCACACTAAAAACTGTTACGGTGAGACACACTAAAAACTGGGAAAGGAAAAAGACTTATGGAACCGAACGAAAACAACACACAGCAGAACCCACAGCAGGCACCAGCTATTGACTACGATAAGCTGGCAAGCATCGTTGACGGAAAGCAAAAGGCAACAGAGGACAGCGTTATTAAGGGCTACCTCAAACAGCAGGGGCTTTCCGAGGATGAAATGAAGCAGGCGGTTGCGACTTTCAAAGAGGAAAAGGCAAAGCGCACACCTAACATTGATGCACTGAACCAGCAGATAGCAGACGCTAATGCGCGTGCAATCAAGGCTGAAATGCAGATGCAGGCTATGACAATGGCAGGCGAACTGGGTGTATCAACAACAAAGATGCCATACCTGCTCAAGATGGCTGACATGTCGGAAGTGGTTACGGACGGCAAAATAAGCGAGGACAAATTAAAGGAAAGCCTTACAAAAGTACTCGCAGACCTGCCCGAGCTGAAGCAGAAAGCAGAGGACAACCCGCTGGGCTTCAAGGTAGGCGCTGACGGTGGGCAGAAAGCCAATTCCAGCAACGAGGAACTTGCAAGGATTTTCGGCGTAAAGATGAAATGAGGTAAAAACTAATGTCAAACACAATTAACTATGCAGAGCAGTTCAGTCAGTTCCTTGTACAGAAGTATGAAGCAGACCAGCGTTCATACGGCCTTACACTGTCGAACCCGCAGGTACAGTGGCTGAATGCTAAAACAATCAAGCTCCCTGTAGTATCACTCACAGGCTACAAGGATCACACAAGAACCATCGGCTTCAACAGCGGTGACCTTACAAACACATGGGAAACAAAGACTCTGAATTTCGACAGAGATGTTGAGTTCTACATTGACGCTATGGATGTTGATGAAACTAACATGGTTGCAAGTGTAGCAAACATTCAGACCGTATTCGAGGATGAGCAGGCAATCCCAGAGACTGACGCATACAGATTCAGCAAGCTGTACAGCGACTTCAGCACAAAGGGCGGTGTTGTTGATACTACAACTGTACTTGCAACAGCCAACGTGCTCGGATGGTTCGACACACAGATGGAGAAGATGGACGATGCAGGTGTACCCGAAGAGGGCAGAATCCTGTATGTAACACCTGCTGTTTACAAGATGCTCAAAGAAGCTGACGGTCTGACAAGATTCATGCAGGTCAACGCAGGGGACGGCAACACACCTGTGAACAGAAAAATCTATAGCCTTGATGATGTCGAGATCGTAAAAGTTCCAAAGGCAAGATTCAAGACAGCATATGACTTCACAACTGGCTTCACACCTGCAACCACAGCAAAGCAGATCAATGCGATTCTTGTTCACCCGAACAGCGTAGTAGCAAGGGAAAGATACGCATATATCAAGATGTTCGCTCCTGGAACTGACTCAAGAACAGGCGACGGATATATCTATCAGAACCGTAAGTATGGTGACCTGTTTGTACTCGATCAGAGACTCGCAGGTATCGCTATCAACGCAGACGCATAATTAACAAAGGAGGACGGCAACTATGGTAGCTGTAAAAGAAAACAGGTGCTATACCATCAACGATACAGACAAGGCATCTTTCGTTAAAGCAGGCTATGACATCCTTGATGATAAGGGCAATGTCATTGAGTATGGTGCTGGCAAGACCATTGCTTACAGCGTTTATGTTGACGCTATCAAGGCAAAGGACGCAGAAATCGCAAAGCTCAAGGCAGAGGTAGCAAAGCTGAAGAAAGAGCCGAAGCAGAAAGGATAAAGCCACATGTACACAGCATACGTGACCGCACAAGAGTATACGGATATGGGCTATGATGCCATACCTGCTGAAAACCTTGACAAAGCGTTAAAGGATGCCAGCAGGCAGGTGGACAGCCTTACATTCAACAGAATAGTGGCGCGGGGCTTTGATAACTTAACGGAGTTTCAGCAGGAGATAGTAAAGGAAGTAGTATGCAGGCACGCTGGGTTCCTGTATGAAAATGCAGACGCACTTTCAAGCGTGCTGGACAGCTACAGCATAAACAGTGTACAGATGCACTTCGGCACTGGCTTCAATGTCATGACCGAGGGCGGTATACCTATTGAGCGCTCCCTTTACGCACTGCTGGAACAGACGGGGCTGTGTTGCAGGCTTGCAAGGTGACCGACATGAAATATCCTAAACTTGTGCCCGCATGGGTATGTACCACTCCGATAACAATAGTTATTGAGGGCGAGGGAATTGACGAGGACGGTGCACCTGCAGGCACAACAGAGATACAGGCGCTGTGCAACTGGCAAGACGGCGGTAAAGCTGTGTACACCGATGATGCTAAAGTCATACAGATCAGTGGCAGAGCATACTTTGATGGCGACATAGTTCCGTCCTTGTCAAACATCACAGGCGGTAATGCATACGTGTTCGGGGAAAAGCGCGAGATCCATCAAGGGTATAAACGCAGAAACCCCGATGGCACGGTAAATCACACGGAGATACAGTTCAAATGAGTATTGTATGGGACGAAAAAGGCCTAAAGCATATAGACGATTCCCTTGCAAGGGCGCTGGGCATAGCTGGGCATCTTCTACAGGATGATATACGTGAAGCGCAGGTGATACCACGCATGGATGGCACACTGTCGGGTGAAGCCTTTACGGTGGACGATAGCACCGCCAAAAAGGGGTACATCCGCTTCACGTTCAGCACTCCGTATGCAAGGCGTTTATACTTCCATCCCGAGTATCACTTCCATAAGGAACCGTGGACGGACAAGGACGGCAAGTCACATGACGGCAATCCTAACGCGCAGGGCATGTGGATGGAACCGTGGATGGAAGGCGGTATATACGCCAAAAGACCATCGCAGATACTCGCGAATGTGCTTAAAGGAAAAATCTAATGCTTGCAGAAATCAGAGACTTTTTAAAAACAAAGATTGAAGCAGATCACTATAGCATCGGAAAAATAGACGGCACAAAAGACAAGTCTATCGGTGTTTATGGTGACAGTTCATACATGGCGCGTGTAGAAGCTATAGGCAAAGCAAAGACCTATGACCCTGCAGGCATCCGCATACTCATTCACTGGAATAAAAACATGCGTGAGACTGAAACCGTAGCACGCGACCTGTATGAGAAATTACGTTATATCACAGACACGGACATTAACGGCATACACGTTTATTACCTTGACCTGCTGTACGGGGAACCTGTATTTGTGGGCACGGATGATGAGGGGGTGTATGAGTACGTTATAGCCTGTGTAGTTTACTATGAGAGGTAAGATAAATGGCAACAACTACAGGAGTATTTCCATGCTATGAAAACCAGTTCAAAGTAAAGGCGGACACGACTTATGTAACCATAGCCGATTGCGAGACTTTTGAGGTGGCTTTTGATAATGGCGTGGAAGAGTGGACACCATTCGAGTCAGAGGGATGGGTACGCAGACTTATGACTGCTAAATCGGTCACCATCACGGTATCGGGCAAGCGCAACGTAGGTGATGCAGGCAACAACTACATCGCAGGCCTTGCGTTCAAGAACGGCAGAGAGGCCGAGGCCGACTTCCAGTGGACATTCAAGGATGGCACAATAGTAGAGTTTACAGGTGCTCCAATCAATGTTACAGCACTGGGCAGTGGTGACTCTACTGCCGTTGCACCACTTGAGTTCGAAGTGCTTTCGAACGGCAAGCCGACAGTAACACCTGCATAAGTAAAATCGGAGGACAAATAAATGCTGTATTCATTGACGGACAAGCTGAAATTCAACGAAAGCCCGCAGATAGAGATCAAGGGCAAAGTGCTCACAATAGACAATTCCGCAACTACTGTGCTTGAACTGATGGACATAGTACAGAACAAGGGCGACCTTGAGGGCGCTAAAGCTACAACGCGCCTGCTGTTTAACGAAAAGGATCAGAAAACCCTTGAGAAGCTGAAATTGTCAATTGACGACTACATAACCCTTGCCACAGTCGCTATGGATTTAGCGCTCGGCAACGATCCCGATGAAAAAAGCGGGGAATAGCGAGCCGTACTACGACCTAAACGATGATTGGGCGCTTATCGTAGCATCATTCCAATCGGAGTACGGCATTAGATTAAGCAGGGACTTGGACGGAATGAAATGGCAGGAATTCTCTTCTTACATTAATGGTTTAGGCGCTGATACTCCGCTCGGACGCATTGTAAGCATTCGAGCGGAAAACAACGCCGAAGTGCTCAAGGAATTTACGCCCGAACAAAGGCGCATAAGAAATGAGTACAGGCGTAAAATCGCAGGTCAGAAGTCTAACAAGGACGTAGACAAGGCGCTTGACCAAATCAAGCAGGCGTTTATAGCAATGCAATGAAAAACTTAAAGTGCCCGAAATGCGGAAAATCCCTGCTCCGCATCGAATATGGAAAAATAGAAATAAAATGCCCACGCTGTAAATTTATAGTAAGCGTGGAAATAGAATACAAAAAGAATGAGTAGTCGCCACGTAGATAGGCATGACAACCACTTTTTAGAAAGGAACGGAAAATCATGGCTACACACGTTGGCGACATTTTTTTTGACGCTAAAATCAACCGAAGCGAGTATGACAAAGGCCTAAAGGGGCTTAATGCGACAGCAAGCAAGATAGGCGCAAGCATAGGGCGCAAGCTGTCTGCAGGTTTCGCTGTTGCAGGCCTTACCAAATTCGTAAAAGATGCCACAAAGGCGGGCGCATCTCTAAACGCTATGGGCACCATCATAGATGCATCCCTGCCACATATGACAAAGCAGGTAGACGACTTTGCGAAGTCTGCAGGCGGGGCATTTGGGCTGTCTGAAACGCAGGCAAAGGGATTTGTAGGCAAATTCGCTTCAATGGCATCCGCTATGGGCTATACGGAAAACGAAGCCTATAAGATGTCAACTGCACTAACAGGCCTTGCAGGCGATGTAGCATCGTACTACCACATCACGCAGGATGAAGCATTTGCAAAACTTGGTGCGGTATTCACGGGCGAAACTGAATCGCTAAAGCAATTAGGTGTCATCATGACACAAAATGCGCTTGATGCGTTTGCGCTCGAACACGGCTACGGCAGAGTTACCGCGCAAATGAGCGAACTGGAGAAAACTACACTGCGTTATCAGTTCGTCATGGATCGCTTGAAGCTTGCAAGCGGTGATTTCGCCAAATATGCAAATACTTGGTCGGGATCAATAGCGACCATCAAGCTGAACTGGGCGAACTTCATGGCTGTCGTAGGACAGGGCATGATTAACATATTGCTCCCGTTGCTTCAGCTTATTGCGAGAGTGAGCAACGCGCTAACGGCGCTCGCTTCGAGGTTCCTCGGATGGACAAAGCGCCTGCGAGGCATCAAAGACAGCGTATCGGGCGCATTCGGAAAGAAGACGCAGAAAGACCTTAAAGTTGCCAATACGGGCATCGGTAATGTCGGCAGTGGGTTAGGTGGCGCAGGAAAGCAGGCAAAAGGCGCGAAAAAGGCCGTACAGGCGCTAAAACGCGAACTGTTAGGGTTTGATAAGATAACCAAATTAACAGGCGAAAAAGGCACTACAAGCGGTGGTGTAGGCGGTGGCGGTGTCAGCGGTGGCGGTGGCAGTGTCGGTGACATGGGCTTGGGCGACTACACCGAAGATGTGTCGGCGCTCGGCAGTGCTGTTGATTATCTGTCGCAGATCAAACTGCCCGATTCACTTACGCAGGCGTTAGACCACCTTAAGCAATCGCTTGGCGGGCTGTTCGACACCTTAAGGAACGCAGGCCAATGGGCACTGGATAATGTGCTCAAGCCATTAGGCGAGTGGTTCCTCAACAGAGGTTTGCCTGTACAGATCGAGGCCTTTTCAAGCGCAATAGACCTCGTTAACAATGCCCTCAAACTTGTAGGAGCAATATTAAGGCCTTTATGGGAACCGCTAATAAAGCCGTTCCTGCTGTTCTTGCTGAATTATCAAGCTGACAAAATTGAAAAAATCGGCAAGGTGTTCGGATACTTCGCGGAAGTGCTGGACAAAGCACGCATAGGCTGGCAAAGGCTTGTTGAAAAAGGTGGCGAGTTTAGGGCTATACTGGTAGACAAGTTCTCTGAAAAGTGGGAATCCTTAAAAGAGACTTGGGAAAATTTAAAGGATAAGATCGCCACAGCCAAACTACAGTTGAGCGACAAGTTCAGCGAAGCTTGGAAAAAGGTAAAAGAAAAGTGGGCGAGCGTAAAAAGCAAAACCGCAACACAGAAACTGGTGTTGCATGATAAGTTTAGTGGCGCGTGGAAAAAGGTAAAGTCTGCATGGAACAAGCTGAAGAGCAAGACGGTTACGCTTTCGCTCGGGTTTAAAAACGCGATCACATCAAAATGGAACTCCATAGCATCAAAGGTAAACAGCGCACGAAACAAAAGCGCCATCGTGAAAGGCCTGTTCCCGAAGCCATTGCCTTACCTTGCACAAGGTGGCTATGTAAAGGCAAACACCCCGCAATTGGCGGTTATCGGTGATAACAAGCGCGAGGGCGAGATCGTGGCACCCGAATCAAAACTGCAGGCTATGGCAAATCAAGCATCAAACAATCAGCAGGTCGTTTTGTTACTGCAGGCGCTTCTTACGGCAGTCAACAATCTCAATCTCGATGTACAACTGGATGGCGAAAGCATCAAGCAGAACACCGTTAGGCGCATAAACCAGCACACAAGAGCAACGGGACAGCTTGAACTTATCATCTAAAGGAGAAAAGTATGGCACTTGGTATATACGCAGGCACATCAGCAACGGGGATGACACTTTTGCCGTCCCCGACTGATTTAAAGCCGTCGAAAGAACTAATATGGAGCGAGAACACAGGCCGTGCGCAGAGCGGATCAAACAAGGCTAAAATGATAGGCGATGTAGTGGCAGAGAAGACCACGTATAACATCGAATGGGGTGTACTCACGCAGTCGCAACTCAATACCATCACATCGCATCTTACGGCAGGATTTTTTTATTTTGGCATCGGCACAACAGCAACACAGGCGCAGAATAATGCGGAAAAGTTTTACAGGGGCAACATCCAGTACAAATTACTGCCGATAGGCAACACCCTGTATTACAAAGATGTGACGGTAGATGTAGTAGAACAGTAAAAAAGGGGGGCGCATGATAACGAAAAACAGCGCGGGCAGTACGTTGAGTACGACATACAACACAGCGATACAGGCCGACACGCGCGACTTTATAACACAGCTTTTTGTGGACGGCGTTACACTCAACTGCGCTATCACAAAATGGGAAATCACAAAAGGATCGTGCGGTTCTGAAGAATTTACGGTCGGCAATGTCATAGGCAGTCAGTTTACCGCAGAGCTAAAGGAACTCACGCAGGATTTGAAATACAAAGAAGTCGAAGTAAGGATAGCGCTTCTTAATAACGGCACTTATGAGTGGGTGACAATAGGGCATTTCTTTATAAGTGATGTTAAATCAAATATCTATTCCTACACCGTAAAGGGCTATGGCAGGTGCGTATCAAAGTCTGCGGGTGGTTTTGCAGAGCCGACAGTAAAGACTTTGGCAAACATAGCGCACATGCTGGGCATAGGCATGGGTTGTACTGTTACGCTCGACAGTAGCATTGATTCTTCCGAAGAGATAAGCGCAAGCCTGTATGGCATGACAAATTATCAAGTTCTGCAGGTTCTTGCTTCTGTTGTAGGTGGTTACGCCATAGACACATATGATGGCAATGTAAAAATATGCAGATATAAAAACACCGCCACGCACAGTGTGAACGCAGGCATGATGGTTACTTTGCCAGTGGTCGGTGAAATGGACTTCGCCATAACGGGCGTGCGGTGCATAGTGCGCGAATCGTCAAGCGATGGCGAGGAAGACATACCCGCAGAGGGATATGAGAGCGGAAGCCCTGTAAATCTGCAGTTGTACAACGAGTACATGACGCAATCGCTGTTTGATGACTTAACGCTTGTCGGCTACAGCTACAGGCCTGCGGAAATAAACCTTTCACTGGGCGACCCGCGCATAGAGGGCGATGATGTTTTGAGCGTGACAGACGCAGACGGGACTGTATACACCGTTCCGTGTCATGTTGTTACGCATATCTATGATGGCGGTTTACGCACGACTATACAGGCCGTGGACGCCACACCGCAGGAAGACCGCATAGCCACAGTAACGCCTATGGGCAGGGCACTTGCAGAAATCAGATCAAACGTAGTGAGGGCAAACGCCATAGCGGATGAGGGCAAGGCCATCGCGCAGGACACTAATCAATACTTTTGGTTCGTTGAAGAGGGTGGCACAGTTCCGTTGGGGGTCGGTACTGGCGCACATGTTACAGAGATCCCGCAGGATGAGTTTATCGCAGACCCTGCTAACGGTGGTGGCAATTTATTGGCGCGTTCGAACGGGATCGCAGTGAGAAACGGCATTACAGAACTCGCGTCATTTGGCACCGACAAAGCGCAGATAGGCAAGACGGAAGAAAGCCATGCAGAAATTGGCAAAAGATACTTCAAGCTGATTGATTTATCAAATAAGGAATACGTACACTTCTCCGACTTAAGGGGTGACGATGGATACTATACGAATGTAGAAACCTTTGTTAGAAATGTCGGAGTAATAGGGCGTAGCGGGTATCAAAGCATTACGCTAACATACCCGTTTGTAAATCTAACAGTCTCATGGGGCAGTAATTCTTATGAATACCCCGCAAGTCAAGGCTATGAACTTCGGTACGCCTCAAGCGGTTCAACCTACAACTACCTTGTGCGGTTCTTAACACCGCCTGCCAACGGGGATGCAATAAAGATCGAATACTACATAACCGATGATGCGGAAACTACAAAAACTGTAACGGCAACAGCTAACGGCACGGATACAGACTTTAGTATCGAGACTTTAGTAAATAAAGCCATACGCATAAAGCACATATACATAAACGATGTAGAAGTGTTGGGCGTATATTATTATTCATCGGCACGCACATCTGTACATTTTTCGGGGGAACTCATACCAGACGGGGAAACCGTCACGCTAACATACACTACAAATTCAGCGTTGACAAAGGCATTCACGCTTGGAGAAAGAAAGCAAGATAGCAAAGTCGGCGCGATGAGTTTCGCTGTAGGAAGTGACTGCGAAGCATCGGGCAATTACAGCAAAGCCACGGGAAACGGCTGTGTGGCATCGGGGCTTGCGTCAGTAGCGAGTGGCAGGGGTTGCGAAGCTACAGGCAGATACTCACATGCAGAGGGTGGCTACACTGAAGCAACAGCCGACTGCGCACATGCAGAGGGCGATACTTGTTATGCTCAAGGCGATTCATCACACGCAGAGGGTTTTTATTGCTATGCGAGGGGCTATCATTCACATGCAGAGGGCAATGAAACAGAAGCCAATGGGCGAAATGCGCATTCGGAGGGCTACGATGCTTATGCTGATGGCGAATCATCACACGCAGAGGGCGCACAAACACACGCCACAGGCCGTTATTCACACGCATCAAATCTTGGCACCATAGCATCGCACGACTCGCAGACCGCTATAGGCAAATTCAACAACAATTTGGACTATTCAGCTTTTGAGATAGGTAACGGATCTTCTGAAGATGAAAGGTCAAATGCGTTTGCCGTAGATTGGGATGGCAACACAAGGGCAGAGGGCGATATAAGTGCTAAAGGCGAAATCAAAGGCGCAGTAAAAGCTGTTGGAGCGATCACAGGACAGGTTCTTGCGGATAAGGCGGTTGCAAGCGGTACAACATGGACAAATTTGGGTAGTTTCACACTTCCTGCGGGTTTGTGGATAGTCAACATTGCTACAAATTTCAGTTCGAACGCAAC